AGGAAGCAACTGAGCGTGCGAAGAAGATGGCAGACGCCCGTCTCGCGCGAGTTAGAAGCATCAAGAAGAAATGCGCCGCTTTTGAGAAGAAAGAGATCGAAGACGACATCAAGTTTCTGTCTGCTATTGCAGGAGATGATGAGATTAAGCAGCGAGTGCTTAAATTTGAAACAGTCGAAATGCCCCCCTCCTTCGAGAGGCTTGGCATTGACGAAGATGATTACCTGGGTGCGGTCACACGCATCAGTGCGAATCGTCTTATTACTGCTGCTCATGTCGCTGAGGATATTGATTTTCAGCCAGACATTTTTGACGTTTTGACGGCCAGTGTGCGAATCGGAGACCGTTGGGTCGAGGTCGCTTTGGTGGACATTAATCACGACCGTGATTATGCGAGCATGGACGTCATGTCCGTGGACCTGATCACTGAGATGCCAATCTGTCCTGTCCTGGAAGCGGGAGGGAATTTTGAGGCAACAGTGATCACAGAGAAAGGACCACAGAAGGTGGCCTTGAATCAGCTCAACTCAAAGTATTTTGCGAGTGAGCATTGCCACTTAGACCCTGGTTGTTCGGGTCTGACGGCGAGAGTGATGAATAAAACGGTGGCTGTATTTTTAGGAGTGCAGGCTAAGAAAGTTGGGATCTGGGCGATCCCACCATCGTCGGTGGAAGCGAACCTGAAAGAGCTGGCAGTCAATGTGGGGGCATTTGAGCTGTACGGTAAAGGTAAGCAGAAGAGAAAGAACAAATTCGTCCGTGCAGGGCGTATCTCGGAGGGAGAATATGATGAGATCATCGAGACTCTGAGAGAAGAATTGGGGCGAGACCCCCGAGATTGGGAGGTGGCAGGCGCCATCAACCATTACGAAACAGGAAGAAACGCCGCTGACGCTTTCAACCCACCTAGTGAGGAAGAAGGAGAGAGTCAGTTCGGAGGTGACGACATCTACGATGACCGATCGGATTTCGGCGCAGAGAGTGGGCGTTTCGACCAGAACGAGGAACATGACAGGCAACAAGATCGCCATGATTGGAAACTCGGTAGAAGTAAAGGCACACCATTGTACCTGGAGTATGGAAAGAAAGCCCAGGACAAAAAGAAGAAAAGAGTGGTGTCCGGAGACAAAGTTGTGTTTGCCGGAGCATCATCCCTAGAAGTTGCTGAGACAGTCGCAACACTGATGTGCAAGGAAGAAGAGAAAACGCAGGAGGAGTCCTCGAACCCATTCGATAATGATGAGTTCCTGGATGCGCTGAAGGAGGTTGAGACGGAAAACCCATTCGACACCCCACCGCGGACTTTCCTGCCGCCAGTCCTTGAGAGACAAACGGCAGCGAAAACACACGAGATGATCACAATCGAGGAGGAAGAAGAAGAACTCCACGAAACCCGCAGACCCGTTCAGGCAGTGGGCTCATCAGGGAAAGCCTTTTTCTCTGATGAAGAAGTGAAACAACTCGATAAGGACATGGCTGACACCACCGTGAAGGAAGTGAAGGCAATGAGAGATTTGTATGAGGCAGAGCAAGCTGAGGACAAAAAGACGGCTAAAACAACAACCATGGCGGAAGCCATGCAGAGAGCAGGAGAGCATAAGAAGATCCTGGAGTTGAGAAAAGCGAGAACGGAGGCCGAAGAGGCAGCAGATAAGGTGGAAGCAGACTTTCAAGCATTTTTGCAATGGAAAGCCAATGGCATGCAGGTGCCAGCGACCCCCCCAGTAGTGGAGAAACCAGCCTTGGCGGCTGTGAAATCCTACTTGGCGAGCGCCGTGACGGCCGCTGCTGACTTACCGTCTAGAAAAGATCTGTCAGACGTGAGAACCGTGACTGAGATAAAGGAGTTACAGGCTAAGGTGGCCGAGTTTGAGAAGAACGGCGTGCACCTGACAACCATAATAACCCTTACACCATTGGAGGAAGAGAAATTCCCAGCCAATGAGCATGTTAAACAATTGTTGTTGAAGAAGCTAAAGGCTTTGAGAGACAAACACAACTACTTAGAGAAGATCAAAGTAGAGCGAGAAAGTGCAGCGGGGGCCATCAGGCGCACCCAAGAACTGTATGAGCAGAAGGTACGTGAGGTTCAACAACTCAAGGAGAGACTTGAGGAACTTGAGAGAACCCTTGCGGGGAAACCAAGAGTGGATTTCTAAACGCGGCCGTCAAAGAGATTGAGATGGCGTTGTCGTTAAACCCCTGTTTTTACGGAGGAAGACTGCAGTTAGACCGAAGGAAGAGAGACGATGACGGCTCCGGCGTACGTTACGCGGGTAAGACCGTCACCATAAAAAGAGGTGGAGAGAAAACTTATGAGCGGGTGAGGGAAGTGTTAGAGTACTTTCCCGAGCTCGCCGAGTATAAACTACCATCCCAGCAACCACACGATGAGGTGTTCTTGCTGAAAGAGCTGGCTAGCAACATGAGGGATGAAACAGAGGAAGGAGAGATGTTCCTGAATCTGTCCCAAGAGATCATGATGTATACCACACCGAAAGCATTGCAACCAGTTTGGTTTGCAAAGGGGTTACCTCGGGTTGACGACGTTCTGAACGTGATAAACAGACAGAACCGGTCGAGACATCCAGGATACCCAGCGTGCCTCTTCGGAACAACGAAAGGAGTGTTCATAGATAGATACACGCCAGATCTAGTTCAAGCGATTCTGGCCAGGTATGTTTGCCTACTAATTGTGGGTGAATACTGTGAGACCGCAGAAGATTTTTACAGATCTTTTTGCACAGACTTTTCCTCTTTTTCCATTAAGACAGAGGCGGTGAAGCGTCAGAAATACGGTAGGGGCCTGGCGGCCATGTCGATAACATCCAGTGGGATAGAACGACTACTGTACGAGACGTATAACGAATCCTTCAAGGAGCATTGCTTCGAGGGCTACAGTGCTATAGGCATTGGCTTTTCGAAGAAGGACAGTGACCTCCTTTACGCAGCATCTCCAGATCCAGCAATGCAGAGTGATGTCCCAGTTTTTGACTGGACAGTCACTCTCACGGAGAGCCTGCTTAACGTAGACGTAGCGATGAACTCGATGGGCATACGGCCTGATTCGAAAGCGATCGTGCGCAAAGTGGCGATAGCTCATGAGAGAGCAGTCGCAGCGAGCCCCTTCATAGTGTCTAATGGTTGGGTGTATGTGCCGAAGAAAATGGGTGGACAAAGAACGGGTAGAGATATGACCTCGAACTTTAACACCATGACGAGAGCGCGGAGAGGTTTTGGCGTGGATCTCAAATTAGCAAGTGAGGGTTGTGTCGTTGATGACATACCCCTGTGTGCCGGCGACGATAGCAATGAAGCACCTCATGAGAACAAAGAGCAAGCCTATCTGGCGCTCAGTTTTCCGTTGAGAGATGTGGTGGTGGCAGAGAGTCTTACTTTCTGCAGCCACGACTGGCCGAAAGGCAGAGCACCAATAGGTCAGAGGATCTTTAAATCTTTGTTCAACATGTTGTTGAACAAAGTGGTGGCTTACGACCAGTTTGAAGCTTTCTGTAGGGAGTATAAAGACCATGAGTCCTTCTCAGCACTGATTGATAAAATCTTCGTGGCTCGGCCGGAGATGAAATCGATACTTAATAAGATGATTTCAAACGTGATTCTGGATGAGTTCGGATCACCAAGCTACGAAGCCTTCGCGAAGCCCAAGCACATGGGCAAGAAGAAGAAGAAGGCCAGCCCAAAGCGAAAGCAGTCGGGCCCAAGACAGCAATACAGCGTTATGCCTGCGAGCAAACGAGTATCGTCTGTTCCCAGACAGAAGATGTCCAAGATGCCACACGTTCATGCGGTGTGCTCGATCACGGATCCCTTCTGCGTGCACGCTCGAGGAGCACAACGTCCTGATGGGGGACCTCCAACGATTCCTTTTCAAGCAAGGACTATCGTCACAATCATCGCAGATGGAACTTCCGGGTGCGCGCGTTACACAATCGTGCCCCACCCCATCTATCTGTACAACAATGCAACTTTGGCTTCAACTACCTGGACCAACGGCGCGACTTGGTCAGATGGAGGAGGAACTGATTTCATTAACACGTATGCAAAAGAGATTAGAATCGTGTCTATGGGAGTCGTGGTCAGATCAGCAATGACTGCGACAACGGCAAAAGGTCTGATCATCATGTCGACGGACCCAGCCCCTATTGTGAGTGGTACTTACATCAAGGGATCGATGGCAGCGTCGGAGTCTGAAGTTTTGACTCTGGCGGCGGGTATGGAACACACGTGGATCGCGAAACCTTTGGGAGCGAATGCCCACATGTTCCAGCCAATTGCGAAATACACCACGACGATGACCGATTTCGATTGGACGTCCCTGGTGATTGAAGTGAACGCGAGCGACATTACCGCAGGTGTACAGTATGTAACTGCCGAGGTTGTCTGCAACGTAGAGTTCACAGTGAAGACGGCAGCTGTTGGAGGAGGATCGACCTCGCAGCTGCAGAAAACCCCACCCAAACCCAATAACGCCGCTATTGCAGCGGCTACTCACTCGAATGCCAACAGGTCTTCTTTTGTGAGCGGAGGTATTGCGAAAGCTAAGGTGGCGGTCGAGAAGCAAGCGAAGGCGTCGCTTGACACCATCATGGAGGATGGTATGGCGTTCCTTTTTGGTATGTTGTAGGCTCGTATAGAGTCAGTTCTTGCGTG